TCAATGGCTATGACCGGAAGTTATGGCATAAGTAGTGACTATGTTTGGAGAGGAGTCTCTCAATCAAACGGACCTGCTGTACATTTAGGATTGAAACAAGAACTAGGACAAGGATTCTATGCAGGAGTATGGACTTCTAATGTTGAAATAGAAGGAGTGAAAGAAGTAGAAGGAGACTTTTACGGAGGATTCTCTCATAAGTTTGAAAACAACTTCACATTAAATCTAGGTATGGTAGCATACAGATATAGTGGTGATGTTGCACAAGACCTTGAAGAGAAATTTGTCGGTATGGGATATGGACCTATTAACATAGGTAAAGTAACTGGTATAGATGCAGCAAGAGACTACGAATTTGTAGACTTAAAACTTCCATTCATTACAGTTGCAGATGTGAAATTACACTATGGCGACTACGAAGGTATTAGAGATACAAGCATGAGTATTAAATACTCATTGACTGACTCTATGAAGGTAGAAATGTTAGTACAGAGCAATGTCAGGAGCGATAATGTCGCCTTCGGTGATGCTGTATCTTTACACTTAACTAACCACTTCTAGGATTTTATTAAAATGGCAGGGAGATTATTTGACAAGTTTGAACAAGAGGCGTTCAGAGCAGGAATAACTGCTCGAACAAAACAGTCTATGGAATGGTTCAAAGACAATGTTTCGAATGCAAGAATCTCCCGTGCTTCTATGATATCTGATGGACCTTCTAGATCAGGTCATCAGTATGGAGATATGTACAATTTTATGTATGATCCAAAGACAAAGAAGACACTACCATACTACGATAGGTTTCCATTATGTATTCCTGTTCAAAAAGCCAAAGGTGGTTTTTATGGACTTAATTTACATTACTTACACCCTGCAATCAGGGCACAATTTTTAGATGCTTTATACGACATAACAAATAATAAGAAATTTGATAGAACAACAAAAATGTCAATGAATTATAGTTTATTGAAGTCATCATCAAAAATGAAAATGTTTAAACCGTGTTTAAAACACTACTTAAGTTCAAACATTAATTCAAGATTATTATTAATAGAACCAGCAGATTGGGAAATCGCTATATTCTTACCGACAGAATCATTTAGAAAAGTTGGTAAGACTACAGTCTGGAATGAAAGTAGGAAACAATTCTAATGAATATAAACAGATTTATGTCAGCTCATTTGGACCAGATGGCAAGAACTAATAGGTTCGAAGTAAACATGTTCGGTCCGTCTGGTATAGCTAGTAGAGGTGTTAGATGTACAGCAGTTACAACACCAGACAAAAAAATAATTACTGAAGACCATAACTACGGTGGTGCAACACCTAAAAGAAAGTATGCAAAATCAGTAGACTATACAAACACTATAACATTATCATTTATGTTAGACCACACTTATGAAGATAGACAACTAATAGAACTATGGCAGAGTTCGATATATGATGAAGCATATAATTTAAACTATCCAGAAAGTTACTATGGATCAATAGATATAACACAATTAGGTGTTGACAATATACCAGTATACACTTGTTCATTACATGAATGTTATCCTACATCAGTTGGGTCAATATCATTTGATGCATCTGCTGCAGCTGAGATACAAAAGTTTGATGTAGAGTTCTCATTTAGAACATGGTCATCAAAATTCGAAAATCAACCAACAGGTCTACTAGGTGGGTTGTTTAATAAAGTTAGTAGAAAACTTGAGTCAAAGATTAAAAAACAAATCTCTGATAAGTTGTTTAGTTAGACAACTAAATAAGTATATAATCAATAAATTATGAGGAAATAAATTATGGCATTACCCAAACTTGAAGCACCGAAACACAATTGTGTGTTACCATCAAATAACCAAACCGTCTATTACAGACCATTTTTAGTAGGTGAACAAAAAATATTATTAATGGCACAAGAAGAAGACAATTCAGAAACACAAGTTCGTGAGATGATTCGTTTAATTAATGTGTGTGTTGACGATATAAAAGCTGAAGATTTATCAGCAGTAGATTTAGAATTTCTATTCTTACAGTTAAGAATTAAATCAGTTGGTGAAACTTCTGATATACAATTAGAATGTGAATTCTGTCAAGAACCTAATCAACTTACAGTTAATCTAGAATCGGCTACAGTTGTACGACCAAAAGTAGTCGAGGATATAATTCAACTAACACCTGCGATAGCTATAAAGATGTCACAACCAAGTTATACCAATGTAGCGAAAGCTACTGAAGGTAGTAAATCAGAAGCTAATAGTGTATTTGAAATTATTAAAACATGTATCGATTCTATTATTGACGGAGATGAGATTCATACTAAAGATGATTTCACATCTAAAGAGTTAAATGATTTCTTAGATACTATGGATTTAAAAATGTTAGATAAAATACAAGAATATTTGAGTTCTGTACCGTCTTTAGAGATAAATACATCATATACATGTGAAAAATGTTCAGAAGCGAACGACACGGTATTAAAGGGAGTCGGAAATTTTTTCGGCTAGCCCTCTCTCACGACAATTTGTATAATACAATTCATACCAACTTTGGTCTGATACAACATCATAAATATAGTTTAACAGAACTAGAAAATATGATTCCTTGGGAGAGGGAAGTTTATGTAAAACTTCTCACTAATCATTTAGAAGAAGAAGAAAAACGACAAAAAGCTCAAGAAGCTAAAATGAGGAACTAAGATGGCAGAACAAGATAAATTTCAAGGCGATATGTCTAGAAACGAAGTAGAGATAGACTTAAAGAAGTTTATGGCTATGGTTTCAGAAATCGGTGAATTGAAGCAAGAGATATTTGAACTAACGAATGAAGATAGAAAGAACCCTTGGCAGAAATGGATATTCGCTGCTAAGACTATGGATGCATGGAGAGTTATACCAAGAGCTTTCTTAGGTATATACATGTACTTGTTATACTACGCAACATTCTGGTTCATGGACTTAGCAGAACCATCACTCGAACAATCAGGTTTAATATCTGTATTAGTCGGTGCTGGAGCAGCATGGTTTGGATTGTACACATCAAGTGCATCTAAAGAACATGGTGATACAAATCCTAACTAGGTAACAGATAATGGCTGATGCATCAATGACAATTATGAATGGTCTTCTAAAAGGACTTGTTACTAAGTTTGACGTTGTCTCGTCTAACACAAAAGATACTGCTGTAGAAGTTAGTACACTTGGTGATAATCTCATTGATGCTATTATGGATTCTAGTGAAAGTATATCAAAGAAAGCTGCAGTAGTCCAAAAGAAATCAGATGCTAAAATAATTGAGTCAAATAATTCAAAGGAACAAGCTGAAAAAGATAATGTTAATATAACATCAACTAATAACGAATTACAGGATCTGAAATCTGAGAAACAAAATTCTTTACTAGAATCCATAAGAGATAAGACTAGTATGGCAGGTAAAGCTTCAAGTGATTTGAAGTCATCTATTAAATCTGACTTTAATAGTCTGACAGCTCCGTTACAAATGATTGCAACAACTCCAGGTCTTAAAACAATAATACAGCTTCTTAAAACTCTATCTGCATTTTTCTTTACTGCTTTTAAAAACATGATATTAGATAGGTTCGCTAAACAAATTACAGCGGGAGCAACAGGTAAAGACGGTAAGATTGATAGAAAAAAACAAATGCAGAATGTACAAGATAAGTTTATGCCGAATTTTTTAAGATCGGACGATCAAAAGAAAAGAAGAGCTAAAGTAATGGGTACTGCAATACCTGATAAACCTGAGTTGAAAAAAATGGGTACTGTAATACCTACTAAAGGTAAACTCGTTAAACCTGATTTGAAAAAAATGGGTGAAGCTATGACCGGTAAACAAAGACGTGCCGAACTAGGAACAAAAGTTGATGGTACAGCCGACAAGAGACTAGCTAAGAATAGAAGTTTTTTAAAAAAAGGACAACTTGCAGGTGGTAGTGCAATGCGATCTATTGGTAAAGTGTTTATGTTGATGAGAGGCTTTTTATTGCCAATTGCTATAGGGATAACTACTGCAGTGACGGGATTCGTTACAGCGATAGGTTCTGTA